CCTACAGTCTAAGATGATCCCATTTGAGTCGTTTGATGCACACATCCTGACTGTTGAGATCTCTAAGTTCATTCAAGACCGTTCTTGGGCGGCATCTAAAGAACTTGCTATTGAATATGGTGAACCAGAAGGTATGCTTGGTTATGGTATGCGCAACCTGACTACATGTGCAATTGCTCCGACAACAAGTTCGTCTTTCATCTTAGGTCAAGTGTCACCTTCTATCGAACCATTGGCTTCTAACTACTTCACCAAAGACTTGGCTAAAGGTAAGTTTACATACCGCAACCCATATCTTGATGATGTTCTGACAAAGCATGGTAAGAATGATGATAAGACTTGGTTGGACATTCTGAAGCACGGTGGATCCGTACAACAACTAGACTTCTTGTCTGATGAAGAGAAAGCTGTCTTTAAGACATTCTCAGAGATTGCACCATTGGTCATTGTACAGCAAGCAGGTGCTCGACAGAAGTATATCGATCAGGCACAGAGCTTGAACATTCTGATCCATCCCGATGTACCAGCAAAAGATGTCAATGCTTTGATTATCGAAGGTTGGAAGTTGGGCGTCAAGACGTTCTATTACCAACGATCAGCTAACCCAGCTCAGGAATTGGTACGAGATATCATGAACTGTGCGGCATGTGAGGCGTAAATGGCGAAACCAATCAAACACGAATGTACGATCTGTGAAGAGGAAACTTTGATAGAAGTAATCTCAGGAGAAGTTCCTTGCCACTGTCCTATGTGTGGCTATCCAATCATTATGGAAGAAGAAGGATATGAAGAGTTAGAAGATGACTAAATAACACCGTAATGAAAAGGTGAATTATGTGGTTATTAGAAGATAAAGAATTTAAGCCCACCCCTGATGAGTTATCATCGTGGGTGGGTTTTGTGTATGAGATCCTTGATACCGCTAACGGTATGAAGTATATCGGCAAGAAGAACTTTTGGTCTACTAGACGGTTGCCACCACTTAAGGGAAAGAGCCGTAAACGTGTGATAGTAAAAGAATCCGACTGGATGGATTACTATGGATCCAACGAAGCAATCAAACAAATACTGACCGAACATAGTGGAGATCGTTTTAGACGTTCTATCGTGCGTTTGTGTGTCAGTAAGGGGGAAATGTCTTATATGGAAGCTAAAGAACAATTCGAGAAAAACGTACTTTTTGACCCTAATTATTACAATGAATTCATAGGGTTAAAGTGCCATTCAAAGCACGTTTCTCATTTAGCCCTGGAAATGATCAATGGTAGACGTTAAAAGAGCTAACGAACTGCATTGGGCGGTCAAGGGTCACCTGATCCCCAAGCAAAATGACTTAGATCAGATCGAAAAGATCTATGACAGTTACCTTAAACGCATGTGGGGGAACCATGAATACTGTTATCGGCTCACAGGCTTTGATGTTGCTTGGTCTAATAGACTAGAAGAAGACGCCAAAGAGATCGCTAAGGTGGCACGTCTAGGTTACGATTAGTCTTGACACCCCATTTGCTACATGCTATATTAGTTATGATAACAAATAGGAGCGATTCGAATGGGACTAAAACAAAAAATGTTTGTGGCTAAGTATAAGCTATATAATGACGTTACCAAGGAAGCTTACTTCTATACAGATAAGCAAGCTATGACTTGGGTTACTGAAGCTAACAGTACGAATCTGTTAGAGAGTTTCGTTATTGATCACCGTGATGTGGGAATGGAAGAGTTCATATGATATTAATTGATTATAATGCTGTTGCGATTAGTACGTTTCTAGCCTCAAAGATGTTGCCTGATGAGGATTCGATGCGGCACATGATCCTTAACCAAATCCGCATATATCGTGGAAGGTTTCAGCGAGAATATGGAGAGATCTGTGTTGTTGCTGATAATGGTACGAATAACTTTCGTAGAGAGATCTTTCCACAATATAAGGCCAAGCGTAAGAAAACTCGTAATGAGAGCAAGGTCGATTGGAATGAAGTGTACCGTTGTTCAGATCTTGTTCGTGATGACATTCGTGACAACTTTCCATACAAGGTCATACATCAAGAGGGCTGTGAAGCCGATGATGCGATTGCTCAGTTGTGTTACGAAACTCAAGAGTTTGGCAAGCACGAGCCTGTCATGATCGTCTCAGGAGATAAAGACTTTTTGCAGTTGCAGACGATGAAGAACGTTAAGCAGTATTCGACGGTTACTAAAAAGTTCCTAGTGGAGCCAAATCCACGACTATTCCTAGCTGATCACATCCTAAAGGGAGACTCGTCTGATGGTGTGCCTAACGTACTGTCTGATGATAATGTCTTTGTAGATGAGCGTAGGCAGAATACACTGACTGCCAAGAAGAAGGCAATGCTCATGGAAGATCCATCTGCATTGGGAGATGAAGTGCTTCGTAATATACATCGTAACAGAAAGTTGATCGACTTGAAGGAATGTCCAGAAGTTGTCAAACAAGATATTATAAATAACTACGATAGCCAAGATCCTACGGCAAATAACACCAAGGTTCTTAACTATCTCTTGACTAACAGATGTAGATTATTAATTGAAAGTGTAGGAGAGTTTATTTAATGACACTAGTATATGAGGTGCTTGAAGACCTAGTCAAAGCATCAACTAAAGAGGATCGTGTCGAGATCCTTAAGAAGAACGAATCTTGGCCTTTAAAGGACATCATTCGAGGAACTATGGACAGCACTATTGTGTGGAATTTGCCTGTGGGCGCACCACCATATACGCCCAACAAAAATGGTTCCGAACCATCCAACCTTCACCGACAGCACAAGAAGTTTGTTAACTTCATTAAAGGTGGTCCTGGGGACAACATGCCCCCTATCCGTAGGGAGAACTTGTTTGTAGAAATTCTGGAGTCAATTCATCCAGAGGACGCCAAACACGTGATCAATATGGTTAACCAAAAACGTGCAGTAAAAGGTTTGACCCGCAAGGTAGTTTACGAAGCATTTCCTGGTCTACTCAGGGATGCATCTGGCTAATGAATATCCATCCATAACAACTATAACAAAGGTCGTCTCACTTGTGGGTTGACCTTTTTTACTTTAAGGAAAACTTACTAATATGATATCAGCACAAATTGAACGTCTCAAAAGAGACAGTCGTGAGCTTACAACATATGGAAAAAAACTAGAGAAGAAGGGCAGAACCGATCTAGTTCATAAAATCATGTTAAAGAAAGAGTTCATCGATCAACATATCGCAGATGTAGTATCGGAACACGCTAAGTTTAATTAGGAAAAACGAATCGCTTGACACCTTTGCCTAACGTGTGTATAATAAAGTAACATTGTTAAGCAAAGGTGGAGAGTACCATGAATATCTTTATTGGTTCCCATATAACGTAGCTATATAAAAGCGTAACACATAATGGAAGCATAGCATGCCAGTATATACAATACGAGATACCAGTAGTGATGAAGAGTGGGACACAGTAATGTCTTGGTCTCAGCTTACAGAGTATCTATCTGAAAACCCCCTCTACACCCAAGTTTTATCTACACCCAAGATCCTATCTTCAGTTGGTGGTTCTATTGCCAAGACCTCTGATGGGTGGAAAGACTTGACTAAATCAATGCACAAACACGCAGGTCGAGAAAGCAAAATGAAAATATGAGCCGTAAACAAACGACTAAGAGCATGATCCTACGTTTAGATAATATGGCTGAATTTGAACCGATTACCGAAAACCAAGCATTAGCGTGTGAAGCATGGGAAGAGGGCGATAACCTTGTCCTGTCTGGATCTGCTGGTACAGGTAAAACGTTCCTAGCAATTTCTTTAGGTCTTGAAGAAGTGCTTGACAAAGAGACAGAATATGATAAACTAACGGTAATCAGATCTATTGTTCCTACAAGAGACATTGGGTTCCTACCAGGAAATGAAGACGAAAAGAAGCAAGCCTATGCCGCACCCTATTTGGGGATCCTGACTGAGTTGTTTCAAGACAACCAAGCATGGATGAAGTTACAAGCGTCTAACAGTGTTTCTTTTGAGAGTACGTCTTTTATTCGTGGTATCACACTAAACGACACAATCATTGTCGTTGACGAAATGCAGAACTTGACCTTTCACGAGCTAGATTCAGTTATCACTCGTATCGGCAACAACTGTAAGATTATCTTTTGCGGAGACTTTCATCAGTCGGATTTCCGCTTTGAGGACGAGAAGAATGGACTGCCCCCTTTCTTAAACCTATTGGAGCAGATGAAAGACTTCACGACTGTAAACTTTGACTGGAAAGACATTGTACGATCAGGGATTGTACGAGATTATATTATGACCAAGGAGATGAACGGAGTAAGGTAATGGCTAAATTCGCCAGATATGATCCAAGAAATAAGAAAATGGGACGAAACAAGGTTAAGGCTTTAGAGAAAGACCTTCGAATTAAGCCCACTGAAAAGAAAGTGAAGGATTTAGAGAATGAGAAAGTTCAACCACACACCATTGGACTTAGGGTATGAAGACCTACTGGCAGAAACCAAGTCAACTGGTAGAACGTATATCGATCCAGAAGGTAATCGATATCCTAGTATCACCACTGTCTTATCAATCCTCAGTCGAGACTCCATTGCCGCATGGCGAAGAAAAGTAGGAGATGAGGAAGCCAATAAGGTTTCCCATCGGGCTTCCACACGAGGCACGGCAGTGCACGATATTGTGGAGAAGTACCTAGATAATGAAACTATCGATCCTACTAAATATACACATGATGTGATACAAAGTTGGATGAACCTTATGCCCATCTTAGATGAGCGTATTGGCGACATCTTTATTCAAGAAGCTCCACTCTATTCTAAACACCTTGGTGTGGCAGGACGAGTTGACTGTATTGGATACTTTGATGGAGTACCTAGTATAATTGATTTCAAAACAAGTAAAAGACCTAAGAAACGTGAATGGGTAACAAGCTACTTTGCACAGGAAGCCGCATATGCTATTATGTGGGAAGAGCGTACAGGAATGCCCATTACAAACCTAGTAACAATAATGGATGTAGATGGACATGAACCTGTTGTATATAAAGAGCACCGTGACACTTGGGTTCCCAAGTTACTTGAAACGGTTGATCTCTATTGGGCGGACAAAGCTAAAAACCCACTCAGCTAAACAGTGGGAACGTAAGCGTAATGGGAAGATGAACTACTCGTTTGTCTTCAACAAATTTTATTCTATCAACAACTGGACTGATTGGAAGCTACGGAAATGAACATCTTCTCCATCTTGAACCTACGCTCAGAATTTGACGATATTATGTTTAAGAACAAAAAGTCATTTAAAAGTGATATAGATAGTTTAACAGCTTTTGTAAAGCAGTGTACTCGTAAGACGAGAGCCTGTGATATTGCTAAAGCTATTATAGGAGAAGCCAATGGCAATAGAAGAAAAGCCGAATTCGTTCGGCGTAACCCCGAAGGTGCTGTGTGTCGACTCAGATCTTAATAGTGCTGATACTAATAATGACGGTGTCATTACTGATGCAGAAATAGCACGACAAGAGCGTCTAATCCGTCTTGAGAACGAAGACAAGAAGGAAGACGCCCAAAGAGCCATGGCATGGTTCTGTCTCGTGGGAATGTTAGGCTATCCATTTGCGGTTATCCTAGCAGTTGTGTTTGGAGTAGACAGTGCCGCCAAGATCCTTGGTGATATGGCTGGTGTGTACTTCATTGCAGTTGCAGGAATAATTGCGGCGTTCTTTGGTGCCGCCGCTATCAAGTCTAACGCCGCTAAGAAGTAATATGAAAGTTTGTTATGAAAAGATTGATCTATCAAGTCTATGTTGGGCAATCGTCCAACCTATACAATTGGTGTACCGAGAGTGTAAAGGCATATGCCGATAGCATTAACGCCGATTATGTTCTACTGACATCACCTAAACTGTTTATCAAACCAGACCCCTTTACTACTAACCGTAGTGAGGGTGCTTCTCGTTTGGGATATCTGCCCATCTTTGAGAAAGAGAATGCTTTTGAGTATTTCCCTGAGTATGATCAGATTGCTATCATCGACAGTGACATCTACATTCGTGAGAACTCCCCTAGCGTGTTTGATGAGATAGGTGATAACGACTTCGCAGGTGTCTATGAACGTGAGATGCCTGTAACTCCCCAATACGCTAATAAGATTCGTAACTATTCTAGAATGCAGTATGGTTCTCTTGACGGTCAGTCTGGTATGGACTTCGACTTCAATCATCCTAATGGTGGTGCGTTTATGAACATGGGTATGATGGTTATGAATAAATCGTTCTCAAAACAATTAAATGGTATGTCACCCAAAGAGTGGATCACCCAACCTATGTTTAAAGCATTCGTTGATGGTAAGGGCACATGGAAATGGTCTACGGATCAGACGTTACTTAACACATTCATTAATATGACTGGTATGAAGGTAAAGCATTTAGACTATAAGTTTAATGCATTGTACACTGCTATTCCCAATGAACTTCTGAAAGACGCACACTTCATCCACTTCTTCCTTAAGGATAAACTACCTGCTAGAGGCGAGAACGTAGAGGAGTTGAAGAAAATTGTCTAATCTAATATATCAGTACTATGAGGGTAAGGTAACCACTGGTGTGGCGGCTGGTGTTCTTCTTATGAAAGATTATGCTGAGAGAATTGGTGCCGAATATATCTTTGATGATAATCAGGGGTGGATTAAGAGCAATCCATACTATGGCGCATTTCGTCCAGTGATTGATCCTGAGTTTGATAAGTATGACAACATCCTATTTGCAGATTGCGATATCATTCCTATTGATGGGCTTACCGATAATATCTTTGATGAGATGAATGGTCGTGATGTATTGATTGCCGAAGAATGGAACCAACCAGAAGCAAGAGCCAAATACAATGTTGGTGGTATTACTGGTGCACGAGATAATGAGTGGGCAGAATGGGCTAAACGCACATATGGCGCATCTGTACCTAGAACCGAAGATGGTAGAGTAAGAGTATTTAATTCTGGTGTCGTTCTATATTCTAAAGAAGGACGAAAGAAGTTTCGTACTCTTGTCGGTAACTTTGAGTTATCGGTTACTAATTACATAAATGGAGCTAGTAGATTTCCTAGATTTTATACACTTGATCAGAACTATTTGAATGTAATGATGTGTGGTGTTAATTGGGGGTTGCTAGACTATACTTGGAATAGCTCAGTGAACTACGTTCCAGAGACACAGGATCCGAGACCTATCAATGATTTAAGAACAAAAGATACTAAGTTTGTACATGTACAGATACGAGGTAAAGGCGATTTTACCCTGTGGACTATGAAAGATATTGCTAACAAACCTGTTGAGGGGTGGAACCTATGAGTATAGATAACATCGAATACTTTGAAGAGGAATTAATATGATTAACGTTGAACTAGGCCATGTAAAGAACTTGGTAGAATTTTATGATGAGATCCGTAGCGGTCAAGAAGGTGCGCATGGTGATGATTATTGTGGTCAACATGATGCAATCAAGTTCTATGCATCTGAATGTTCTTCCTATCGTGAGTTGGGTACGCACCAAGGCGGCACACTAGCCAATGCACTTCTAAGTGGATTTGATTATGTAGAAGGTGTGGATATCGACATGAGCCGCTATCGCAAATTCTGTCAACCCCATGCGGAACACTATGCACGAGAGAACGGCATTAAACTTGTTATGAAAGAAGTTGATAGTTCTGGTCTAGGTGCAGTAGGTCAACAGGTAGATATGTTGTTGGTCGATAGTATCCACAAAGCTTATCATATGACAAAAGAGTTGGATCTACACGCTGGACTTGCTAAGAAGTATATCGTAGCACATGACACCAACTCAGTACCAGAACTCCAAGCTTGCCTAGAGCGTTTCTGTAATAACAATAGTCAATGGAATATCATTGAACGTGGTATAGTTAATGTAGGCTTTACGGTGCTAAAACGAGATGCGTAATATAATCCTACAACACTTCGACAAGTTTGACAACATGCGAGAACTTGACAAGAAAAGTCAAAAGAACATTCAAGAGTATGCAGTACAGGTGGGTGCGGACTATTCGCTTGTCTTGGGCATGCCATTCCGTGATCATCTAACAGCACCTTGTCAAAAAGTTTACATGATAGACGAAGAGTATGACGATTATGACAACGTCCTGATGCTAGACATTGATATGTTTGTTCCAAAGAATATGGATAAGGACATCTTTGACGAAGTAGGGGTTGGTCTATACAACCCTATTCAACAGAATCTACACACTAAGCTTGTAAGACAAAACTCATTCCAAGGATCCATGAATGCTCCTTATTGGGGTGGTGCTATCTACAAGATGGATAGAGCAATGCGACAGAAACTACGTGGTGGACTTGGTGGTAATGAGAGTTGGATGAACGCATACAATAAACCGTATCAATGGGAAGACGAGGGTATCTTTCACACACTTGCTTTCAAAACAGGTGTTAAGATCTCCGACGATCAGTTCCTACATCCAAAGTGGTGCTATGACAACTACCTAGAATATCCACAATACGCTGGTATGATCCATGTACGCACAAAGATTACACCATCAGGACCGAAGCAAGAGAAGATCAAGAACTATCAGGCATTGGTCGATAAAGGTATTTTATAATGGAAGCGCATGTTATAACCATTAAGGGTAATGAAGTAAGTGAAACTGCCGCCGCAAATTGCATTGCATCCTCTGCTAAGTTTGATAACAAATTTAAGATAAAGACCTTCGAGGCCACTACGCCAGACGATGTTGAGGAGTGGGTTAATGCATACAAGCTTCAGTGGAATTGGCCTTGGGATGGAGAGATCATCGATATAGCTTCTGGACTGAGGAAGGTGGCATATCAGACAGCCAATAGACATGCACGTGTAGCATGCTCTATGAGCCACTTTAGGTTGTGGGACAGATGTTCTAGAAACAAAGCACCTATGTTGATATTCGAACACGATGCGATATTTACCACCAATCTTAATGTTGACAATTACCTAAACAAAGGGTATAATATCATAGGTGTTAATTCTCCACTAGGAGCAACACGCAAATCGCAACAGTTTCATGATATAATACAGAATAGAAAAGAAGTGGTGCAACCAGTTCCCCAGATAGATGGGTTTGCTGTACCTCAAGGTATAGCTGGAAACAGTGCATATATACTAACACCAGATGGGGCGGATGATCTGTTGAGAGCATGTTATCAGTATGGCCTATGGCCTAATGATGCTATAATGTGCAGACAGATTATTAAGAATATTGGTGTGACTAAGAAGTATTATACCACGATACAACGTACTAGGAGTACGACTACACTATGAGAGCATTTGTTATCACAATAAAAGATAATCCACAGAGTGTGGAGATGTCTGATCGTTGCATCAAGTCGTTTAAACGGCACAATGATGATAGTATAGAGGCATTTGACGCTATCACACCAGAACAGAGTGTGTTTTCCTTGGCAGAAAAGCACGGCATTCCTGTTAAGAACTTCCTTGAGAAGTATTCAAGATACGATAGAGTTGTGTCGGCATTCATGTCACACTTCCTATTGTGGAAGAAGTGCGTAGAACTAAATGAATCAATCATTATCTTCGAACACGATGCGGTTGTCAAGGCGGCTATCCCCAAGATGCCATTCAATGGGTTGGTAAACATCGGTAAACCATCCTATGGTAAATACATTATGCCCAATCTAGGTCTTGGTAAATTGGTTTCAAAACAATACTTACCCGGAGCACACGCATATGCAATCACTCCAAGGGGTGCTGAAGCTATCATTGCCGAAGCGGTATTCAATGCACAACCCACAGATATATATCTTAACAACAGACTATTCCCATGGCTAGAAGAGTACTATCCATGGCCTGTAGACTGTGACGATAGTTTTACTACTATTCAGAATGAGACAGGCTGTCTAGCCAAACATAATTATGGAGAAGACTATGGCATTATCTAAGAAGCAGTTTGGCAAACTCTATATCACAGGGGCTGATAAAAAGACTGATTGGATGTTGCCGTGGTTCGAAGAAAACTTTACCCTACACAATCCAGATGCGCAACTAGCAGTCTATGAGTTTGACACCTTCAGACAGGATCTACAGGGTTGGTTTAAGAAACCTGCCGCTATGATGGATGCTTCCGCTATTGCAGATCAGGTTGTGTGGATCGACAGCGATTGCGAAGTTAAGAAGAACCTAGACGGTATCTTTAATCACATTTCATCTCAGAAGTTGACTATGGCAGTAGATCGTCCATGGACTACAAGACGTGGTGATCGTGGTACTTGGTACAACAGTGGTGTTGTGGGCTTTGAGGGTATTCCACCTATTCTATCTGAATGGGCTAGATACATCAAAGATGGTCTAACGAATGAAGTTGGTGATCAGGAAGTGTTGAATTGGATGCTTGGTGGGGATCCCATCAGAGAGATTACCCATATCAATCCTTTGCCAGCAAGGTACAATTTCCTACGCCTAGATATACAAGATAAGTACTCAGGGTTTGACGATGCGGCTATTGTGCATTGGACAGGCGGTAAGGGTAAAGAAGTAATTAAAGAGATGATGAAGTAATGAGCGAAGATATTGTAAACATTATTGGTAATGGTCAAAGTGCAGGGTACTTTAGAGATGACCAAAAGGGTATTAGATTAACGTGCAATCTACCACCCATGGCTATCGATAATGTATTTGCGACTATAATGGTTGACTTTAAAATGATGAGAGCAATCCAAGATGGTAGTGTACAAGTTCCTGGTCATTGGGTCCTTGGCAACAGACCTAAGATCCACATGGAACAGAACTCTTCTTTCTATCTAAGACATGCATCACAGATCCGTGGCTTCTATCTTGATGTGCCACCATATGCACGTAATGCAACCGATTTCAACTGTGGTCACGTAGCAACACACTATGGTGTCAGTAGATGGAAACCAAAGGTGTGTAACATGTTTGGCTTTAACTCTATCTTCGACTTTGACATGACAAGCTCTACTGATTTCTATCTAGAATCAGATCGTGGTCAACAGAACACCAACAGACTGGCTAACAACTGGCGAGGAATTTGGCCTCAGTTGTTTAAAGAGTTCCCTGACACGGAGTTCAGACTATTCCATAAACATCCTAATACTAAGATGGAATGCCCACAGAATGTTACAATTGTAACGCCATAGGGCTATTGACATCTATACTGTAGTTTGTTATTGTATAAATAATAAACCGAGTATAGAAGGACACCATCATGATGATTAATTCAACTTCCTTCGACAACGAGAAGGACGACCCTTGCGATGACTGGTCAAAACACACAATCCCCAAACCAAAAGAAGACAAGTAGAAGTATATCCAAAATTACAAAGATCATGATGGATACCATTGATAACAACGATAACATGCTTGTTCCTTGGTATTTGATGGCGGCGTATGCTTACTATATAGATGACGATCCCATCCTAGAAGACGTTATGTTTGATAGGTTGGCTAAGAAGTTGCTAAAGGTGTGGGACACTGTAGAGCATCAACACAAGAAGTTTCTAACTAAGGATATGCTTATGGCAGGAACATATCTTGGAGAGTATCCATCAAGAGTGGAAGGTGCTCTATTAGATATACGAAGAACCTAAGAGATAAATTTAAACCTTGACTTAGAATACAAACGATGTTATCATAACTTTAACAAGGAGAATCGCATGACGCCCAATCAAACAATTCCCAAGACGCCTAAGATGGAAGTCTTACGAAATGTATTAAGCGGAGCAGATCTCGAATGGGCAGTTTTTAAGAACCATAATGAGAGAATGGTAACAATAAACGTTTGGATAGGAGAAAAAGATGAATAAAGATAAGTTAATTACTAACACGATCATTGGTGCGGCTATAGTACTAACTGCTGTTGTGGCAACAAAAGCTAATGCCGAGAATTCAACACCTATTAAGGGCACAGTGATGGACTACTATTCAGTAGTACAAGACAGTGAACCATACACTAAAAAAGAGTGTGTGAATGTAAATGTTCCAGTATATGGTACAGTCCATAAACAAGGCAATGCCGCAGAGGGAGCCTTACTTGGTATGATCCTTGGTGGTCTTGTTGGTAAAGGTGTTACAGGCGACGATAAGGGTGCCGCCGCAGGAGCTATCTTTGGTGGTCTTGTGGGTGCTGATAAAGGTGCTAAACCAAAACCCAGTCAAGGTGTTACAGGATGGCGAGTTGAAAACCGTTGTGACTATGTAACATATTATCGTACCATTGAACGCACAGAGTATGATTACTCTATTATCAATTGGGAAATTGATGGCATTACTTACACGACAGAATTTGTGAAATAAGAGTTAGTTTCCTTAGCTCAGCTGGATAGAGCAA